GTAGGTGTAATCTGAGGTGTTCCAGTATTAGTTGGGGTAACTTGTGGAGTTCCAGTATTAGTTGGTGTTACTTGTGGAGTTGAACTATTGGTCGGGGTGACGGTAGGAGTTAAAGGTAAAGTCGGGGTGGGGCTAGGTGTAACAAACCACTGCTCACAAGCGTTGATATCTTCCATAACTGTAAGGTTAAGGTCAATTGCAATACCAGCAACATAGTCATTGAATCTCTCCATAAATGGTTGTCCATTTACAGGTAGTGGTGCTTCAAAAAAGTCTTGTAGATTACCCCTCCATATTTCAGATAACAATTGTCTTGCTGCTAAGGACATATCAGAAACAGCATCTTTTTCGTTATCAAGATTTTCATTTAGTCTATCAGCAAAGAGAACAGATAATTGATATGTTGTTGTATTTTGGTCGTAAGAAACAGACAAAGGAACAACGAATAGATAGGGGTAAGTTACTGTCTGACCTGAAACATTCTTTCCAAAGTCAACAAGGTTGCCATAACCAAATGATTCAAGACAACAATAGTTTTCTTGGAATGATTGTAATTTATCTAAAACTTTGTGGTATGTTAAATAAAGCTCCATAATCTTAAATATTGAAATGATAACTTATATGCGTCATCTTAATTTGGGGGTTTGTTTTTTAATCTTTTCTATCTCTCTTCTCTCAGCCTCTCTAATGTCTTTGTTTCTTGCTAACATATTAAGACATAAATAAATGGGTAATTGGTCTACCTCTTTTATTTTTGTAATGTCGTTGTTTGTAAGTTCAATTGTCGCTGCAAAATAGAATCTAGCGGTAGCTTCTTTTGGAGCCATTTTGGGAGTATCTTTTTCCCCTTCTCCATCAGTCGGTACATTTTCATCTGAGACTCCATAGTATTCTTTATATTGTCTATGTATGTTTTGCTGATGAAAAAAAAAAGTTGTGCTGCTCCAAACCAAATCTTGATTGGGACCTTCTTGAATAACTCAGCTCTATCGTCAATTGTGTTAGCGTCGTAAGCTTCTGTCTTATACTTCGTTCCATTGCTCTTGGTTACTGGTCTATAAAGAACAGCTAGTATCTTGTGTATGTTATCTGTTACATTTTCTGAACTTAGGAATTCAAGGTCTTGCCATGCACCCCAAGCTAGTTTCTTCCAATCGTTTTCAAATCCATAAGTTACCCCCTCATAGTCAAAGGTGAAGATAACATCTTTGGATACATTCTTTGTAAGTCTCTCAAATACAAATGCTTCAAGGAATTTAACTTGTTCTTTGTTTGCATTTTTAATTTCCTTAACATCTATATCCAAATAGGCTGCAAGTAGTTTTGATGGGTCAGAGTTATCTAAGAATAATCTCTGTGTCTGAATCTTTTGGTATTGTTCCACAGACATTTCTGTTGGAACATCATACTCTTTTTTTCCTAATGTTATTGTAATCATAATACTCTATATCTTCCTTGATGTTTATTTAATGTTGATTCTAATACATATCTAACTGAGTCAATTGTATGGTTATCTGCGTCATGTGGAACATCTAATAGTTTTCCATCTTTATCTGTTTTCCACTTATATGAACCAAACTCTCTAAGGATATTCACAGACCTATCTGTTATGAATACTTTATGTCGTTTGATTTTATCTATTCCACTAAGGATTGATGCCTTGGATACGGGTTTTGCATTCCACCTTTGTCTTCTTAATTCCTCAATATTTTGTGGTAAAGCAGAGTCACACCATATGTTGTCTGTCTTTTCAATTGAAAATTCCCCCATTTTATAGATAATATCACCCATCGTCAAATTCTTAACATACATAAGTTCGTTAAGGTATAACTCATCACCTCTTTGATATACTTCTACAAGGGTTGTTGCATCGTTGAAACCAAAGTCCATACCCCTTCCAAGTAGTTTAGCATCACTTGGGACTTTGTCTATTGTGAACCATTTGTTGAAAACTAAGGTTGTTGGTATACCCTTTTCCCCGAGTGAGTAGATTCTATAATAGTTTTCGTCAGTGTCTTTTAACCTCTCAATCTCATCAATCAATGTTTGGGGTAGAAATGGATTTTCTCTCCATGTTGTTTTGAAGTAGTAACAGTCATCCCTTAGTTCAAGGTCGTAAACCCAAGAGTTAATCTCTGATGGGTTGAAGTCTAAGGTTACCATCCCCTCTGTTCTCATAATGAGTTGTCTCCAATCTTCAAGGTCAAGTTCGTTAGCTTCATTACAATAAAGGTAATCCCTTTTTGACCCCCTTAGTTTCTGTGGTTCATCACAACTAAACCAGTTGATTATTGAACCATTTGGTAGTTCATAATAACCATCTTGTTTGTGCCACTTTGAAGGGTCATAAATCTCATACATCTCAAGGACATAAATCAAATCTTTTAAGATTGAATTCTTAAGTGATGGTAAAGTTTTTCTAACTATTGATAGAGTTTTCTTTTCTCTCAATAACTTTTGAATCCACCAGATTAAGGTGTTCATCGTTTTTCCCGACCTTGACCCCCCCTGTAGACAAACAAGTTTCTTACCTTGCTCTTCAGCTTTAATCAAATGAGCGAAGACTACCGATGTTTTGATTTTCAAGTTTGGATTGTTTTTTGTCTCTATACAATTTAAATGGTGTTGAAATTACATTTTCTCTGTGGAGGGTTTTGACTACTTGATTTAAAAAATACTCATAAGTAGTATCATCATATTGGTCAAGAAGGTAGAATGTAAAATCCATTATAACATAACTGTAAGGTTTATCTTTGAAGGACTCGGAAAAATCTAATTCAGATATGAATCTTTTATCACAAATACTATTATCTAAGGCTTTGTTGATTGATTGTTTGATACCCCAAAAGAAATGTTTTAACTCTTGTGGACCTTGATTGTTGTCCGCAAATAAGTGTGTTCTGATTTGTAAATAAATTGTCTTTGGTTTGTTCACATCAATCATCCCCCCGTGTATTTGAAACTCAGGGTATTGGATTAGTTCAAAATGTTTTCTTCTGCTCATAATTGTTCAAATGAAATTTGTTTATTTAAATTAAAACCGTAAGTAAACCAACCAGATGCAAACCATGCTCCACTCCCATTTCCACTTGGTGTTTCATAATTTATTCTCTTGTTCATTAGTATCAATTCAAGTCCATATTGTCTATAAAGTTGTTGTCTTTTTTTTCCTTCAAGGGCTGTGATTGGTAGTAGTAACATAAATGGTTTATCTAACTCATAAACTCTTTCCAACCATTTATCTTTGATTGTGTATGGTGGGTTGGTAATAATACAATCGGCTTCAATATTACTTGTGAAGAAATCAACCCCGCTTCTTATATCTGTTCCGATTATGTTGTAACTATTCTGCTCAAAAAATCTAACGATGTTCCCATCACCACAAGCTGGTTCCCAAATGGTATATTCTTTTGGAATATACTTTAGGATTGGTTGTAATGCATTATTTGGTGTTTGAAAATTATCTGACCTATTTTTTCCTTTTTTATAACTCATAATAACTTTTGTTGAATTGGTGTATTCATTATTTTTTTTGCAATATCAAAATAGGGTGTGAACAATTCACTACCTATCCATTTTCTGTTTAGTTGTTTTGCTGTTATTGTGGTTGTTGCTGAACCAAGAAATGGGTCATAAACAATATCCCCTTCATTAGTCCAAGTAACGATATGCCTTCTCGCTATTTCTTTTGGCATTACAGCGGGATGTGATTCAGCATCCTTAAACATTTTGGCATCAGCATATCCATTTGAGATGTGCCATACATTATCGTCAATACCATATTCTTTGGTAGTTACTACTCGTTCTTTTTTAATCAACACTCCATCGTGATTTCTGTATCGTCTTGCCTTTCTTGAATCCCCACCTGTCTTATTTTTTTTTAGTATGGGATTGAATGTTGTTGGTTTACCTTTGGTAAGAATAAACATATTCTCCCACACATTTCTGTATCGGTATATTGATGGGAATGGTGTTCCTGTCTTATACCAAATTAAATGGTCGTGTAATCTTAATCCATTATCCATAAAGAATAATGATTGTCTCATTGAATTACCAGTCCTTGAACCTTTGATTGTTTGGTCTGCAACATTCCACATTATTACCCCACCTGGCTTTAATACCCTTATCATCTCCAACGCAATCTCCTCAAATGGAAATGAGTATCCTGTATCGTTTAATCTTTGATGGTAGGTCTTATCTCCACCATACTTTCTCATCGCATCATAAGGTGGGGATGTTAATACCAAATCAATGTAATTGTCTGGCATTCTACCCATCGTTTCTAAACAATCCTCGTTATAAATTTGATTAACCTCTACTTGCATTTCTACGATGATAACTTGACTTGCTATCGTGTTTATTGAATGATTTTTTTGCTTTACCCTTTTTCCTTGTTCCAAAGGTAATCTTCCTTACACTACCTCCACTATTCTTTGCCATCAGGTTGGATTATTTCAATCTGAATTGATTTGTTATCATTCAGTTTATCTCCTTGAGTTGTTACATCTATTTGCTTTTCGTCTTTCCAATTGTCTCTGAACTTGTTTTTGACGATTTGCAACCACAATCTCTGGTTGAATTTGTTTGAGTTACCTGATTCAACTGCTTCGTGGGCTCTTTCGTACCACCACTGCTCACAGAGTTTGTTGTATTCTTTGATTGCGTCTGCATATACAATATTTCTTTTTATAAGTTCATAGTGTGTATCATAACTTATACCAAGCTTAATTAGGAAATCTGTTATATGTTTTCCATTTCTACCTGATTCAATAATGATTTGATACCACTCAGGGTCAATGTAAGTTTCAACCCTTGGTCTTCCAACAGGTCTCTTTGGTAATTCGTTATTTTCGTTTAACATATACTTGTTTTTTGTATGATTGAACCTTCTCTATTATTTGAAGGAGCTCTTCTTTTGATGGTTGTCCTTTTGAGTTTGGATATATTTTCCAATATACTGAATATAGTTCAACCCAATCTTCGTCTTGTATGTCTTCAAACTTTGTATCCTTAACCTTATTCCAAGCATCAATTCCAAGTTGGACATAACTTGGTATGGATAAATTGTTGATTACTTGTTTTTGTCTTTTGCAGTTACACATTGTTAATTTTCCTCGTATTGAATTTCCATGAATATTTGAGTCAATCTATAAAAGATTTCTGCTCTCTCATAGTTTTCTGTATCAACTCCGTGTTTATGTTCTAAGTCCAATCTTGTTATTAAATCGTTCAGAGTGAACTCAAACAATTCTTTTGTTCGTCTTGAAATGAATCTTTTGGAATAAAACTTTGCTAGCTCCACAATACACTCATCTTGTTGTTCCTCCGTCAATTCAAAATATTTGTTGATAGGATAATTCCAATCCATCTTATTCAATTATAATAATAAATATTTCATTTATAAATAAAAAAAACCCCACATTAAGTGGGGTTATGAGTAAGGGAAAAAAAAAACATGCAAGAATATGTATAATGGGATATCAGAATCAGAAACCCTTACTCAATAACTTTGGTCTTAACCTTTGGCTTCAATCCGTCAATCTTTTTCTCCAAGGACTGAATAATCTTTTCTTGCTCATTTACCTTGGATATTAGGTGTTCAATCTCTCCACGAAGTGAACTAATCACATCTTGATAAATTGTAATTTGTTGCTGCAAATTATTCAAGCTTTGGGATATCAAATCTTTTTTGTTCTTTTGAACTCCGTATATAAAACCTGATACAGCCGTTACAGTTGATACAAGTGTTGTTAATAACATTTCATTCATCATTGGTAATTTACAATGATAAATATGTACCCTTGAGGATAAATTAATCAAACCCTCCTAAGAATACCTCTGCTTGTTTCTTTGGTTTGTCTTTTTCAAATATCATCCAGTTAACATACTCAGTATGTAATTCATTCATAATGTTTCTCATTTGATATTTCATCTTGGAATGATTCCCCCAATTCCAATCTGTTGTGAATAAATCGTGGAATACTTCGGGTATCGTTGATAAATCCATGTTCTTCATTTTGTTGAAATCAACAGGTAATTGCTTGATAAATTCAGGGTCGTAGTTTTGTTGGTATACATTCATATCTTAAATTAGTTTATAAGGTCATTTATTTCCCTCTGGTTGAGAGATGTTACGAAGGTTAGTAGTTCACCCTTACTTGTGAACATTTCCTTCTTATTGAGGAGATAATAGAGTTTATCAGCTTGTTTAGTTTGTCCTGATACTTTTTCAAGTAGGATTGAGTAGATTGACCCATCGGTCATCTTCAATAACCTTGGGTCATCAGCCTTCGTTGAGTTTTTCATTGAAGGTTGTTTTTCCTCCAAACCTTTCTCACATTGTTCACGCATCCACTTACCCATTCCTTTGATATATTTCCCTTCATCTTTTTTCTTTTCGTTTCTGATATACATTGAAGCCCTTTTAATCATAACCTTTTTTTGTTCTTGGGTCAAACTATTCCATAAATTGACTTCGTCAATTCCAACATAGTTTCTTCCTTGAGGGAAAATATTTTCAAGACTCTCCAACCCCTTAGAAACAACCGACTCGTCCACAGACGAAGGAGGTTGTTTATTATTTAATAATTCTTCTTTAGAAGAATTATTACTAGAGTTATAGTTATAGTTATAGTTAGGTTTCTCACGCATTCGTTCGGATGCGTTCGTATCCGTGTTTTTGTTCCATCTTTTGTTTGCTGCTTCTGTTGTCTGTTTTACTTTTGCATTGTAGTTTTCTCTATTTTGTTCAAGTTTTGGAAGCACTAAAGCCCAAGCAAACTTTTCAAGTTGTGTTTTTGGTTTTACTTCAATACCATCATTCCAATCAAAAATCATTCTCATGATAGACGATAGTGTATCGTCATCTAATGTTCTTAAACAAGCTATTACCTCTTCGTGTAGCATAGGACTGAATTTACTCATAATTATTTGTTTTTATTATAAATATAAGAGAAAAAAAATTTATTCCAAAAAAATGTGAAATATTTTGATTTATTTTCCAAATAACTATATTTATTATTATGAAGGATTTGATAAACAGAAGGATTTGGGATAAAGAAAATGGTGTTAGCTACTTTTGTACCATTTGTGGACAGTATAGACCTGAAAAGGATTTCTATAAAGATAATAAAAGTAGTTGGGGAAAATCCTCAAGGTGTAAGAGACACTTCACCAAGAAGGATAAAGATGATGATGGGGATAATGCTCACTTGAAATTTTCAAAGATTACTGAATCAGATTTCATTGGAGCAAGGAAATTATTACAAAAACTTGGGTACGACACATCACAAAATGTGGCAGAACAGTTCAATAAAAAACATAAATTAAATTAAAATGCAAGACTTAATCACAGCAAAAGATTTGGAAATCCTAACCTTCGTAATTGAGGGAGGTGGGGTAGATGTCCCAATGGCAGCTAGCTCCGTAAATCAAAACAAGAATTTCTACATGAGAGTTAGAAAACTTGAAAACCTATGTCTATTCACGAAGAAGAAATTTGACGGTGAACCATCACTATTCACATTATCTTCCAAGGGAAAACAGGTTTATAACGAAGTGTTAAATACTTATAAGGAAGCAATGAAAACTTGCTAGAGTTTGCCATAACTCTTTGTTTTTTATTTATATCCCTCATCGGTATTTACTGGTGAGGGTTTTTTTATGACTAAATACGAAGAACAAATACTATATCCTGAAGCTAAGAGGTTGCTTCAATTACTTGGATACAATACCGATGAAGAAATTCATGCACAATTTATAAACAGATATCAAAATATTGTTTTAAAACCTGGCAGACCAAAAAAAAGTGGTAGACCATTTGGTTATAAAAAAAAACCAAAATAATTTGTCTGGTAATTTGAAATCATTTATATTTGTAAAAAAACAACAAATACTATGAACAAGAATTACGAAACAAAACCGTTGGGATTTGATAGGACTCAACTCTTCAAAGAAGCCGTACAACCTATCGTAGACAGAGAAGCAGCTATGAAAACAACTCTTCAATTTATGTCCGCTCATAACCTTCAGTGGTCAATGGAAGACATTATGTTGGTCAATAAAAGAGTATTGCAGTGGTTTCAGACAGGTGATGAAGCTTGGGTAACCAAGATGGATACTTACTTCAAGTTAAAAAGAGACCAACAATTACAGGAGTTATTCAAAGACCTTAAAAATATTGAAGTATTCTAAGACTGGGGAGTCTTTGTGTTTAGATTAGGGGAGTAGAAATATTCCCCTTTTTTTTTAAAATAATTTTGGTGGAATAAATTATCTGTGTATCTTTGTTCAACATTAAAAAATAACACAATGAAAACTATCACTTACACAATTCAGAAAAGAATCACAAAAAAGTACGGACAATACACAGCAGTAGTTGAAGAATGGAACGACGGAACACAAATATTTCAACAAGTTAAAAAAGTCAGAAAAGGTAAAAGATTTGGTGGTCAAACTTTGTTATACGGAATTAGCCCCATTGAAAAGGGGGGTTGTTATGATATGACTTCAGTTATGAAATCCGTAAAGTCTGATGTTAATATGTTCTACGAAAAATAATTTTCCCAAAATCAGTAATATTTTATATCTTTGTTCTTTCAATAACAACAAAACACAACTACAATGAAAAAATTACTCGTCAGCTCAGAAGACACATGCGTTTGGACTTTAGCTCAAATCTTAAATGAAGAACAAATTTCAGGTTTGTTATGGTCTCTCATGGCTCAAGGAAAATTAAAAAAAGAATATGAAAGATTTTTCTCAGAATCAGAAAAATAATATATCTTAGCAACTCACAATTAAAATAAACACAATGAAAATCTTAACATTAGACACAAAAAAAACAGGTACACTTGGTTATGAAATTGATGGTGGTTTGACCATCTTTTTTGAATTCACTGATGAAAAATATTCTGCTCTACTTGTTGATTTGGAGCAAGGAAGATTCACAGATATGTATGAATTCTATGAGTTTTGTAAAATAGACTCAGAAGATTTTTGGAATGTTGGTGTTTTTGAAGCGGACGATGAGTTACAACTTGACGCAAGAATTTGGGAAATAACCACACAAAAAAAATTATCAATCATTGATTAAATCCATTATCTTTGTTCTTTAAATCAAACACAATGAAAAAATACTCTTCACTCTCAGCTTTCTCAAAAAACCGCAACACAACTTGGTCTGATGAAAATTATTCACCCTTTTACAAAGGGTATTGGGAAAATTGTGTAATAGGTGGAATACATTGTATTGCTTATGTTGTTTATTTCAACAAAGCAGGCAAAGAAATCATTGCACACAAAGAATCAGGTATTCCTGACTCTGTACAATATTTCTTTAGATTTGACCCTATTACAGACAAACAGACAGAAAAATATAATTCAATTTGTGAGCAGTATGGTAATCCTGAATGGATTACATTGTCTTAAGCTTGAGCGGGGAATGAACCTTGGATAGTTGAATTCACAGGTCCATACCAATACGGATAGAAATTACCTGACCTCATTGCAATTGACCTACGGTTAGCTGAACCTCTCTCAGGCATAATCTTACCAATGTCCACAACATTATACTTTGGATATAGGTTTGATTTTGCGCATAACCATCTTCTCATATTTTGGTCATAGAATTCAGCAGTTGACCTTGCATTATCTTTGAGGTATTTGAATGTTCTAATATCAACATTTGTACCCTGTTCGTTCCTATTTTGAACAAGACCCACATTAACCCACTTAACAAAGAAATTATCAAGACCATGATAATAAGCCCACTGAGTTGTGGCAGGAACAATATATTTGTCCAATAAATACTTGTTATCAGGAGTTAAAGTATTACCTGATACTTGGTCTTGTATTTCCTCATATAGAGGTTGACCAAGAGTTTCTTGAACATTGATATTTTGGGCAGTTAGAATACAAAATCTTAGTTCACCTGAGTCAATGTTCTCCGAAATGCTCGTATTGGTTTTTAGATAATCCTCTGATATAAAAAATACTTCAGTCATTATAGTGCAGTGTTTTGTTCAATTTTTAGGTCAACAGGTACGCCGACATTTACAAGTTCAATAAGAGGTTTTAATTCTCTAAGTAAGAAATTCTGAACTGGCAAAATGGATGTCTTCATAAATAGTTTGTGAGCTGTTTCAAGAAGTTCAGCACCTGAATTAAATCCTGTTGGTGAAGGAAGACCAATCAATGACCCATCAGGAATCTTATGACCTGATAGGATTTGTCTTTGGATGAGTTCAAAGATTTCAGCGTAAGCTCCACCTTGCATCTGTGAACTAATCTGTGTGATTTCGGGTTTACCCAAATCCCCATCCGAATACGATACAGTTATACGCCCACTATTATTTGGACCTGAGTAGCGTTGCTCCACTTGCCTCAGTATGTCCCTTTCTTCTTGTTCAGACTCAGGGAATCCATCAGAGAAGTGAACCCATAAACCAGGATAACCCCCATTGGTAATTAGTCCTAAATTGTGCACAGATATGGCGTGGTTGAGTCTAATATCATTTACGACACTTAGATACTGCGGAGCTCCATAAGCCCAATATGCGGGGTTTCTGTCCCTAATATGAACGATTTGACGATTGGTAAAATTCTTTGGGTCAAACTGATGAAACTCAATAACACCCGCCTTCTTGAAGTTCAACCAATCTCTACAATAGAAATACTTTTCAACCTCAAGTTCAGCGTTATCAGGTAATCCAACCCTCATATATTTTGCAGGTATATAGTGTAATCCTGCTAATCCTTGGCTTCTATCTTCCTTCCAAATTACCTCAATGAATAAATTGCCTGTTACGATATAGTCAAATACCATATCCTTGAATACATCATCCAAAGTTTCCTTTGTTGAAATACGATAGTCTGTAATGAATCCTTGACCCACAATATTATCAATCTTGGAACGAACACAAGCATTGTGGATTGGAGAAAAGTCCAATAGGTCATAAAGACCCATAACAAATATATTATCTTGTCCCCAACTTACCCAAGGCACACCACGCATTACACGCTCCTCAAATTTTATTAAGGTATCTACAACATTGGCAAATCCGACATTTTGTATAACTTTTTTCATCTTCTAATAAATATAGGGCTAATTTTGATATATGATAACAGCTTCTGTGGTACCAGTATAGTTTAATGTTCCAATTGGGTCATCAGATGTTACAATAAGCATTCCCTCATAAACAACATCATAGGATTGTGATGGTTGTAAATTCGTGGTTGAATACTGTTCATAAATTTTTAAATACCACTCACCTGGTATCAGATGGATATTACAGATTGTTGTTGCACTACCAATCAATACTTCAGGAGATGTATCATCAATTGAAATATAAAACAAGTCCTTTGAAGGCTCATAACCCAAAGTTGTTATCTCACGATAGGGGATAAACTTTGCTGTCTGTTGTGATAACTTGTGTCTAACAGTCCACAAATAAGTTACCGCACCAGTCAGGGATTTGTTCCTTGAACAGGTTACAAGTGCTTCTTGGTCGTTATTTCCTTGTTCTAAGTATATCATTTTTTATTCATTTTTAACAACAAACACTTCCATCAACAGTTATGTAGACATTCGTTGTACTCACAAAGAAGTGAGTATATAGACATCCACTAACTGAGTTAGGACAATCGGCAGTATCACCATTTATACCACAAGTAAGTAGTGTAGAAAAGTCAATTTCATCCCCATTTACAAGTCCAGTAATCGTATGAACGAATACACAAGATGAACTACCAGGTTGACCAATTGCAATGTAACTACCACCATTTAAACTATAACCAAACTCCTGACTTGTATTCACAAATCTAGCGTAAACATAAAGTGTTCCACCAGGTTCAGTTGTGCTCGGAGTTGGAGTAACATTAGGGGTAGGGGTTGGCGAAGCACTTAAACTCAAAGTTGGGGTCGCTGTCTGAGTTGTGGTAGGACTCGGCGTCGGTGTGATTAGATTTGAAATAACACTAACACAAGGACAAGCATAAGTAATTGTAGATATCGTATAAGCTGTTATTTGACTACCTGCATTAAAAGAATGGTCATGGTCATTTGTAGCCATTACCGTTGAATATGGCTGATTTATAGCCCCTCCATTGATATCAAATGTTCCTGTAAAGGTATAATCACAAACAGCATTAGCATTACTTGTAAATCCTGCATCGTTGTATAGTCTAAATCTAATTTGACTATTACCTTGCAATTCTGATTTAAGATATTGAACTGTAAATGTTCCACAAGTTGGAGTAACTGATGGGGTATTAGTTTGCGTAGGTGTTACCTGTGGTGTTCCACCAGGTGTTCTAGTCGGAGTGGATGTAACGGTCGGGGTTACAGTTGATGTTGGTAAATTCTCAACTACAGCTAATATGAAATTCACACATTCACCTTGTGATTGAACCTTGATGGTAAGTGTGTTATTTGGGACAAGGGTTGTGAAATAACCAAAGGTAAAGGCTGACGCAGGTATGTTTGATTCAAATGGGGTTGCATAGTTATCCACATCTGAATAAAGGTCAAAAGGTCCAACTGCTGAACCCATATCTGTTAATGTTATGATTACTGAATATGCCATATTAAATACAAGTTAATCCTCCACAGCTTGCTTGACCAACCCAAGGAACATTCATTTGGAAATTTGAAGATGGACCTGAGGTTAGGCTCAATAGTTTATATTTGTAAGTTGAAGCACTATTACAATAATGGAAACCAATTGTTAAGCTTGCTGGTGTTTCAATTTTAAGAACACCTGTTGTTACAAGAGCACATGATGATTTATCATAAGCTTCAACATTATAGTATAAATACGATGGACTTGTCCTTGTCGGAGTCACTGACGGTGTTACAGGAATTGTTGAGGTCGGACTAGGTGTTAAAGTCGGAGTTGCCGCTGGTGTTCTCGTAGGAGTCACGCTCGGAGTAACAGGAGGGGTTGAATAGTTATACTTTGTCTTAAGATAATTCAACACTTGGTTAAATTCAGATTGGGTTAATAACCTATTATAACCAAGGAATTCAAATACGGATATACTATTTGTATTAGAAAAACCTGGGTCATATCCAAAATTTATAAAGTTTGCAATTTCACCATTATAAGTTGTTGTTCCCGATGTTCCAATAATATCGTTAACAGATGCAGTGAACCCTGTGGTTGTTAATCCAGATGAGGCATACAATGTATGTCCTGTTGTAAAATTGAATTGTCTACTTGTAGGTTTACTTCTTGATATGGATGTTAAAGTACCATCAAAAACTTGATAATCCCAAATGTTATTTGTACTCGTATATACTGGTCCATTCTGTACATTGATTGACCATCCTTGTATACTTTTTTGAGTAACTTTTAATACGAAAAAGAATGTTTTTCCTGTAAATGTTGTCGCTGAACTTGGATGACTTAAATCCATAAAATCACGACTACCGAAAAATACACTCTGTCCTGTGTATGAATCACCCCAAGTACTGTTAGCAACAATAGTTGGTTGGTTGGCAACAACCGATTGAGTTAGTGCTGAACCAATTAAACCATAGTTTGTCCAACTAGATTCAGTTGCTCCCTCATCTGATTTGAACCAATACTGAAGATTTCCGAGTGATGATGGGCTGAATATAGGTTGTGTACTAGTTGGAGTTGCAGTGTTAGTTGGGCTAGGTGTAAGACCAGGTGTTGATGTTAAAGTTGTAGTTGTCGTAGGAGTTAAAGTCGGTGTACTTGAAGCAGTTTGCGTTTGAGTAACACTCGGGGTTGGCGTGTTCGTCAAAGTAGGAGTGTTTGTTGTTGTGGCTTCAGGTGTGCTCGTAGGAGTTGCAGTCAATGTAGTAGTAGTCGTAGGCGTAACTGAAGGTGTTAAAGTTGGAGTTTCTGAAGCCGTAATTGATGGCGTGTTTGTAATTGTTGGGGTTACTGATGGTGTGATTTGTGGAGTTTCCGTAGGGGTTAAAGAAGGAGTAATACTTGGAGTAGTTGTTACACTTGGCGTTGGGGTCATCGTCAAAGTTGGTGTAATGCTCGGAGTAGGAGGCACAAGCGTAAACACAGCACTACCTGAGAAGGTACAACCTGTGTTGTAAGCATAGATATAATTGTCGTGGAATGGTCTCCACTCACCAAGATATGGACTCCACCAAGTCTTTAAAAATACTCTCCTTTGTTGAGACATAATTAGATATTCTCTGTTGCTCCTGAAACCACATAGGAACAAGTGTTAATGTTTGAAGGAAGTGCAAATACTTCTTCTTTTTCTTGAGTTGTTAAACAATCAAGAATAAAATCTTTAATCAAAATACCATATCCAATGTTTTGTTTTTCACCTGTTTCCAAATCAAACTCACACATAACATCAGGAGAAGTCATATAGGTAGTTGTTCCAGCAGATGGATAACCCATACAAGTATTGATTCTTGTGATTAAATTTTGAGCTTCTTGCTCATTGATAAAAATAATATAGTTTACCATAATTAGATGTTGGTTGTTGAACCAGACGGAACAGGTGTCGGTTGAGGCGGTACATAAGGACCTGCATAAACTGATAAAGTTAAATCCTTTATCCAATCATGTTGTGGATAAATTGAATTGTTTATCTCTTCTTGTGATATAAACCAATCCTGATTTACATCAAGTGTTGGATTAAAAAAAACATCGGGACAAACTAATTGTCCTTCTAAACTATCCTTCTGATTAATTGTTAAAATAGCGACTAATTCACTCATATCAATATGTATTTCTTCCTATAGTTGTTTGGAAAGTGTTTATGATTGTTGATAAAGTAGATACTTCAGGTGTACTTAATCCCCCTCCCATTGTAGCAAATCTAAATTCGTTGTTATAGAATTGTATAGCAGTTCCAGCGTTATTCATTGCTCCCAAATATATTGAGAATGGTATTGTGTTTGCGTTTGAGTTTGAACCATTAAAAATGAAAGCACCATTTTTATATAAAGCACTATTCGTACTACCACTTGATGATATTGTTATATTTCCCTGTGTGTTAGGAGTTAAACTAGTTAAAATACCATTATCACCTACACCATAAAAATATCTCGGTGTTCCGTCTTGTCCTATAACAAAATAATGAGGTACAGAACTTGCTACTCCTGCGTATGTTTTACCAGCTGCTGGTGCAACATTACTACCCAAATAGATACTCATATGTTGGGAGTTCAACGGAGTTATTGTTGAAGCAGTTAAAAAAGTGTTAGCAAAAGCATTACTTCCATTAGAGGTTGAGCCCGAAGAATTGAAAGTCCAACCACCATTAAATACCAATCTATAACCTCCGTCCGTATCAACAGGGTTTTTACCGTTAAACTTACAACCTGAACTATTACCCCCTAACATTGGATAGAATGCTATCATTTTATCCCATAGTCCATTTGATACCAATGATGTGAATAATGTTATTGTAGCCGCAGATACTGTAGATGTTATCCCTGTTCCACCGCCATCAACTACAGCTCTTAAATAAGTTTGAGCCTCAGTTGTTCCACTTGCAGGAACACCACTTGGAGTCGGGGTGTTTGTCGGAGTCGCAGTAACCTGAGGAGTTGCGGTCGGAGTCGCAGTAACCTGAGGAGTTGCCGTAGGAGTCGGAACAGGTGATGCCCATTCGTCATATCTCCACTTGTCTCTTAAATAAAGTTCAACAGCTTCTTGTTCTGCTGAAGTCAATTCAGAGTTATAGACCATCATTTCGGCTAATTCAATGTTGTTGTTGATACTATATAATTGTTGTGTGTTATTAGAAGTACAACCAAGGTTAAATGCATTCCACTGAGGAGTTACTGTTGTTCCTGTAAATAATAGTGTTCCTGTTCCACCCGATTGGTTCAATTCCCAACTACCATAACCTGGATTAGCAGGTAAAACAGCTTTCATCAAATATTTACCATTCAAGTTTGTTGCTGAAAAAGGTGGTGGTACACCAGCACTTTGAGCTGTTGATTGTGGATATACATTTGTATTTTGGATATTTGTTGCTATTGCTCCAAATTGTAATCTATCCAATGTATCTGTACCACTCTGAACCAATGTTCCATTCGTATTACCTGAATATAATTGATTTATGAATGCGGGGCTTCCAGCTGGTTGAGACCAAACCATAAAGATTGTTGAACCAGTATGTGTTAAAGTTGGTCTATCAAAAGCTACCAAACCTTTTCTCAAAGTCGGAAGAGCATTTGGTGTGAATCTAATAATGTTTGGACTACCAGGTAATGATGTTGAAGCAGAATAAGTTGGGTATCTATCAGATGTTTGACCTGTTAAAGTCCAATTACTTGTTCCTTTAGATGTAAGTTGTGAAATATAAGTTGTTCCACCCGACAATATCAAGTTCATAGTTGTGCTATCAGAAGCATCAAACCATAGACTTGGTTGAACGAATGGGAATGGCGTTGAGGATGGAGTGATGGATGGGGTTAAAGTTGGTGAAGCTGTAATGCTCGGAGTGGGTGTCGGTTGAGCTGTTGCGGTCGGACTAGGAGAAACAACAGGAACATCAGGTTGATTTCCATTACCTGAAATGTATTGACCTGTAAGGATTGCTGAACCCAAACCAGATTTCATTGATAATGGTTTCATCAGTTCATTAACATCGGGTTTGTAAACTCTAACAAAGTTTGTTGCTGGTCTATATGAACGACCTTTCCATTGTAATCTCATCTATAAAATGTTGGCTTAAAATAAGGGGGGAATGACCCCCCCTTTATTTATATATTAGTCTTGAACTGTGAATCCTGTAGCGATAGCCGCAAGAGTTGTTGTTACATCAATCTCACGAGCTGGGTTTGGTTCACCACCAGTCATCGTAACAGAAATACCGTTGAGGTCGTTATAGGCCTGGCCTGTCTGCTGACTCGCAGTGGTCACCATAGCTCCGTTACTCCAAGCAACAGCCCAATAACGCTCGTTATTGTCTTTTATGATTATGTAAAGTTCATTTTGTTTAACCAAATCAAAGAATAAATTTCTAAGTGTTTGGTTAAGTTTCGGTAAGGATATTACCACAGCAGGTTGGAATGTTACAGATTGAGCAACATCGTTAACCAAAATGTCTTCAGTGAATGAAGAAGATTGTTTAACAAGTTCAAAGTGATACCATGTACCACGACCACTAAAGCTAGTGATTTCCTCTGAAACATTTGTTGTGAAACCAGAAATAGTGTGAGCACTATCACCTAAAATCCACATTTCCTTGATACCCCCGATTGATGCGTTTCTGCAATCAAGGTTATATCCTTGGTCTATATAACACGACATAGTTTATATTATTTAAATTTGGTTTATTAGTTTTTCGCAAGGACAAATGAATCTACAGAGAATACTCCAAGACCATATACCATACGAGCGATGATTTTTACGATGTCTTCGTAAGGGTCATACATACCTTTGATTTCAATACCACCATTATCAGTTGCGTTCATACCTACCATGAAGTAAGAAGCTGGACCTGCAACAACAGCTGATTGTCCATCAAGACCTTGAGTAGGTATAATTCTAACATTCGTACCAGGTAACATTACTGTCCACTCTTGACCTTGTGCTGCAGAAGCATCATCAAATGAGAATAAGTTTACATAAGAGCTGTTTCTCATTGAAGCTACTAAACCTCTGTAATCAGAGTAAGAGCAGAACATGATTAAATCGTTTCTGTGTAATACATTCGCAGGTATTCTTTGATAGTAACTAGAGAATACATCTAAACCATTTGTAGCTGTAGCTGCTGTGTAAGCAACTTGAGTAGCTCCGTTACCTGAAGTAACAAGTGCTAAAACTCCGTCAAAACACTGTGAGTTGTACTCAGTAGCACCAGTCGCAGTTGTGTTTCTCCAAAGCTGTTTTTCGATACTGTCCGCTATGCGATTTGAGATATCGGTTATGATGAGCTCCTCGAAGGGAACGCTCTCCTGAAAATTCGAGTTAGATAATCTCTGACTCAAGAAGTAATCATAAAGGTCATAAGCACAAAGTGATTGGTTAACCTTTTTGTTACAAGTAGCAATTGTTACTTGTGAAATTGTTGTATCACCAGTAGCGTTAAATCCACATGAACCATCTTGGAAGATAACATTGTTTGTTAAGAAACCTACCTGCTCTGTTCCTTTAATGTTAGGACGGATAGTAGCGTATCTTGGTAAAACCTCACCTAAAATACTCTTGATAAGCATGTCTGTTGCGTTTTCGTCAACCCATACACTCAAGTTATTGAGGTTATATGAAAATTTTTCATTCTTTTTCATAATAAAATTTATTAGTTTGTTTTAGTTTATTTTCTTAAATCTTTGAGGATGCTTACTCTGAAGTCCTCAAACTTTTCTTTGTAATCAACTTTTTTATCCACAGGTTTTCTTTCAGGTGAATTTTTAAAAGTATTAAACTCAGACTTTAATTCGGATAATTCTGTTTTGAATTTTCCATTTATTGTTTCTACGAGTGATAACAGTTGAGAAATACCGTCTTTAAGTTTTTCAACCTGAGCAACTTGCTCAAAGTAAAGGTCCGTAGACATCTTTGCTTTGGTCATATTTTTTGCTTTGATTGAACCACAAATTTTTGCAGCTGTCTCTTCTGAATAACCCTCTTCTGCCATTTTCAACATGCATTCATCCCAAGGAAATTCAGCCATGTCTTCTTCAGCCATCTGTTCAACATTTTCTCTTTGAACAATCTTGCCGTCAACAGTTTGGATTCTAATTTTGTTTTCATTACCAGATGAATCTTTAAGAACAACTTGGTGCTCACCATTTGGTGCCAAAGTCTTCTCTCCATCAGGTCCAAGAACATATACTTCCTCACCTACATCAAATGTTGGTGATTCTAATTTCTGTCCTTGAGCATCTTCAGCAATGGTCATTTTCACTTTTGAACTCTCAACCTCTTCTTGATTTCTTTCTACTTCAGCTTCAGCTGTAGTTACTTCAATCTTAACGATAGTTGATTCTTCATCAAGTGTTAATACCAAACCTTCACGAGTTGTGTGAACTCCTGCAGGTGCTGGTTGCAATGTAGCTTCTCCCAAAACATAAAGAGTTTGTCCAACTTGAAGGTCACCATCAGCATTGTTGGTAACTTCTGTTTTTCCGTCCTCTAAAATAGTTGTGAAAAAAGATTCTTTTTTGAATCTCAAACCTAATAACTTAACAATCTTGTCTAGTGCTAGTGTAGCGTTCATGAGTATTAGTTTGTTTGATTTAAAATGTTTATGATTTCTTTAAGTAAATATTCATCAGTTTTTTCTACCGAAAACTTATACTCAAAATTTCCTTCAATTGATAGACCTTTGACTTTTCCTTGCTTAATCATATCCCATACTTCGTCATTGTCTATCCTATATCCAACCATCCATGTCCCCAATGGAACATCTTGTTTTGAATAACCCATTGAATAGGCTTTATCTTGTTCCCCGTCTACAATCCAAGATTCAACCAAGTAAACCCCACCAAACTTTTGGTCTGAATGTTCATAGTTTGTCTTGTCTGTTCTTTTCTCAATAAGAAATCTTTGACTCATTACCTTGATTGTTTCAGGTTTGAATGTTACAAAATACTTCTCTCTCGTCATTTCATCAATCCTTGGAATCAAAATACCAGGTTTCATTGCTGGTGAATATAACATTCTTTGTTCCTCGTTGATTGAAAACTGAGCTGACTTATTGAAACTAGCAGATAGTGAGGTTGGGGATACCGCTCTAACACCTGCTCTTTGGTAAAGTCTTCTAGCTTCAGAGTCGTTATCAATTGCTTCCACAATCATAAAACCTTTTTCTCTTAACCATTTAGCTTTGTATTCCTTGAATGCATTTGATGAGTTTGGACCTATAGGGAAATCAGACAAATAGATGTCGTCCCACAATACCCCAAGTGAATCAAGTTGTCTTTTGGTTTCTTCTGTTCTTGATTTTTGTCTTCCTGATACAACAACGATTCTATAAGACTTAGCTTTATCATTAATATAATCTATGGTTTTTTTGATTGGGGAATTACCTCTAACCAAAGTATCATCCATATCAACAATGATAACCTGTGAAGAAGCTCTGGTCATCTTCTGTGATTGTGATATCGCATAAGCTCTCTCACTTGCTTTTTTGGTTTCTTCTGAATAGTATCCATTGTTCGGCATTGACTTAGGTGGCATTCCTGCTTTACCTTGTGCAAAACCTTCATCAACAACATCTTTTCCTTGAACCAAAAACTTTCTCCAAGCGTGAACACAATTAGGTCCACCTTTATATAACCACTTGGAATATGGCTCTCTGTTATGACCAAAATCACGATTGGTATCTCTTAAAAGGTCTATCTCCAATCTTCTAAAATATCTTCCTTCAATACTATCACAGAATTCTCTATCAGGTGAACCAGTCAATACCCTCTCATACTTGAAGTATATTGTTGGGGTCTTGTGGTCTCTGTCTTTAATTTCTTGAAGAGTTGAACCCCTCATTGAAGCGATAACTGCTTCAAACTTTTGTTTGTCTGTTTTTGATAGGTATTGTAATAGTTTAGCTACCTCATACTCTTCTTCAGTATATTCTGCTAGTTCATCTTCCTCATCATCTTCATTGATTGCTTGGTCGTGAATTGTACAAGGCATATACATCTCAACACCATCTACCATGTGTACATGTGAACCATTACAACCAATTGTTTCTGCGTAAGTTGCAGCTTCATCAGGGTTATCAAATACTGGTACCCCGTTAATCATTGTTGTTCCAAAGTATGTTCCACCATTATCCCAACAACCTTCCATATCAGGACAACCACAACCACAATCACTACCTTGGTCAATTATTGTTCCCTTCTGTATCTGACCAATAGGATATGCCATATTCTCTTGACCAACATACCCTTCAATTACCTTGATATGATTATCCATATAAGACACATCAAATGTCTTACCTTGAATCTTCTCAATCTCACCAATGATATCTTTGAAATCTTCAACCAAAACCTTAGCTTCAGATAGTTGGTCTTCACTAGCTGTCTTATATTCAAGGACATCTGCCTCAATTTCAAACACTTTATCAGCAACAACAGCTGCAGACCTAATCATTCCTATACTATCTTCTGTTGGTTTAACAGACATTATGTCCTTAAAGGTTGCTTGAGCGCCAGGACAGATGTAAAAATACTTCGTTTTATAACCAAAAACATCAAGCTCATAGGCTGATAACTCCTCTTTTGGAACACAATTGGGGACTTTTTGACCCTCAGCGTTTCTCTTCCAACCTATCATAATATAGTTTTCCCAACATGGACCTTCTTCAAGAATCTGATATGTCTTCTCACCACATCCACACATCTCAGTATCACCTGTTGTTTTTGACCAAGGTTTAAGATTTGAGGTATCAATTGCCATGGCTTCATCAATCTGTTGTAATTTTCTTTGTGCCCATTCAACACCTTCTGTTCCACCCCAACCTAACCAAGCAACATAACCTGCATCCTTCCAAGGTTCACCTTGAAACTCAGGAGCAATTTGTGAGTTTTGTTTGTGTCTAATAAACGCACTCATTCTGGCAATGGTTTCTCTTGAAATGTTTTCTCCACTACAAAGTTGATTTGCTCTTGTCCAACCGACTTGGGTCATTCCTTGAACATCATCACCATGCTCGTCTCTCCATCTTAATACCTTACAAGCATTTTCTTTTGCTGCTTTTGGATAGTCATTATAGGTTTCAAAGGATTGTCTCCCGAACCACATAAATTCAGTTTCAATCGCTGGTTGTAATACCAGAGCAATCTCTTCAACTCTTGTATCACCTGTTAAAGCGTCATCAACCAATAATTCAATTACTTTCAGTGCCATATATTAAAATTTACTTAAGTCATCCAATCTCTTGGATATCATTTGTTCGTTTGTTATATCCGAACCTAATACATAAGCTCGGATTGGGGTTTGTTTTTGTTTAGCTAAGGCTTCAATAATCCTTGAATCATCAAAGTTATTCATCACAAGTGGACGACCTCCACCTGATTGATTTATACTTGATAATAAACCTTGGAAATTCATTGTGGATTGTCTGTTAATTATAGCCTCATTACCTTCTGCAATAATCCCCATTTGGGCTAATGGTATTCCACCATTCTCGTGTGATGGTCCTCTTAATAACATTCCACCTTGTGCTTTAAGATAACCACCCCTTCTCATCGCTTGAGCGTTTGATATTTGGTCTTGGATAATAACTACTTGTCCCAAAGTTAAGGCTGCATTTACACCAGCCATAATAGGTCCAAGGATAGGTCCAAGTTCAGCTAATGCTCTAACAAATGCTTGTGCTCCGTTAGCAATTGTTTGCACTAAAGACAATTGAAGTGAAGCTATTCTTCCCTTTTTTTCAATAGCTTTTGCTTTTTCCTCATACTCAGCTTGGATTTCAAGTCTCTTGTCTGCAGCTTGTTTTGAATCACCAACCACTTGGTCAAGTGTTCTTTTCTCTGCAATTTTTAATGATTCCAAATCTGTTCTAACTCTCTCTTGAGTAAGAGCTGATATCTGATTAAGTGTTTGTGAAAATAATTCAAAACCTCTTATGATATCTTGAGTTGTTTTTTTCCTACTATCTTCTTTTTCCTTCTCTGCATTTTTATCTACTTCAACCTCTTTTTTCTTGTATTCAATGTAAGCTTTTAACAAGTCATCGTATGAAGCTTTTTCAACATCAATACCAGCTGCAATCAAATTCTTTTTGAATGTCTCAAGACCACTACGGTCAGCTTTAACTTTATCAATAAAGTCCTTCTCAATCTTTTGTTCCGCTGTTCTTGCACCAATGAGTAGGGTTGAAATAGTATCAATGTTTTGTAATACAACCCCACCAATAGCTTGTGATAATAACTCAGGTGATTTCTCAAACTCTTGAACTAACTTATTAACCTCTTGGTTTGTCTTAATAATCTTTTGTTCTGCAACAGTGATTGCTCCCGTCAAACTTATGAACTTGTCTACAATCTTTTTAACCTGAGCATCAACTATCTCTGCAGTTATCTTGGTGTCTTTACCTACAATCTGACCTGTCTTTATAAAGGTTTCAAATTGAACTGATAACGCATCAAATCTACCCTTGGCTTCAGCTTGTACAACCCCTGTTGTTTTAGCAACAATATCCCTCTCAAGGTCAATCTGATTTGCTATTAGTCTTGTTGCAATAGTTTGGAACACATTTTTTTCTAATACCTTTATGAACTCACTAGCATTTTTTGCAACTGTGTTGGGGTCAAATTGTATTTGAAATATGTTATTATCTTTACCTGTAAATTCATTAACGAATTGTCTGTTAGCCGCAGTGATTTCCCCAAGGATATTAAGTAATGCTTTACCACCCTTTTCAGATTCTCCAATCTCACCTCTAAAGTCATTCCAAGCAACTGTAATACCTTTTAGTTGTGTTCCAAGTTCATAGAGTTGGTTTTCATTGATAAATCTGAACACATCTTCATACGAACTAATGAGGTCACTAAGGATATTCTTTTGGTCTTGTGTTAGATTCTTAGCTTCCGTTACAAATCTTTTTCTGATATCAGCAACATCAACTAGTTTACCAAAGTCAAATCTTTGAATAAAAGCTCCTTCTAATTCATTTCTTAGGTCTTTGAATACATTGATTAACTGGTCTGTAGGTAAACCTTTTGCACCCAATGATAGGAGACTCTCATTTATTCTTGTGGTATCATCAACCAAAGCTACAGCAGCTTGCTTTGTGGCTTCTTTAATATTTTTAAGTTGTTCAAGGATTGGGGCATCATATTCAATCTTTGAAACTCTATTGATTGTTTCATCATATTTCTTAAGGGAATCGTCCAACTCTTTAACAGCACCTGCTAAATCCATAGTGGAGGTTAATCCCTTCTTGTAAGCAGCATTTAATTCCTCTTGTGTTTTAGCTGCGTTTTGTTTTGCTGTAGTCAGTCTCTTTTCAGTCTCAACTTGAGTGGTAAGAGTTTGTTCAAGTGGTTTGAGTTGTCTTAAAACATCATCTGTTTGTACATAGACATCTGTTAAGGATTTTCTCCATCTTTCGTTTTCAGCTGTTACTTCCTTGATTTTTGTTTGTTGATTTTTTAAACCTGTCTGAAAGTCTGCTAAAAGAGCACCTGAAACATTACCCCCCGATTTGATAACATTCCACGCCTTCTCCCAAAACGATACATTCTCCAATATTGAACTACTCTCAATCTCCAAAATCTTGATTGAGTTTTCAGCAATCTTTTGTGTGATTAACTTAGCCTGACCTTCAAGTTCATACTGTTTGATTTTCAGTTTGATAAAGTTAATACCTTGTGCAGTTAACTTGTTTTCTTTATCAATAAAGGCGTTGAAACCAGGATATTGTTTAACAAGTTTATCAATCTCTCGTCTTTGTAAATCTCTTTGATTGTTAAACTCGGTAAGAATAATCAACGAGTTTTTAAGACCTGTGGCTTCATCAGAATTAACCTTATTAAGTTCGGCTTGAACATTAACTTGTTCCTCAGTTGAATCAGTAAGTGTTATGTAGGCTGTAACAAGAGCTCCTACCACAGCTAAGATTGCTCCTAATGGGTTAGCCGCTAAAGTTGCCCACAATACTCTCGTGGCTGTGGTCGCTGCGTTAGCTGCCGCTGCTGAGGCGAATGTTGCGATGTTGGCAGCGACCGTTCTAACGGCAACAACTCCTTCAGCAGCCGACCTGGCAGCAAGTGCGATGGTTAATAATGCTTGGGCTTTAGCGGCAGCTTCAGCTACTGCTTCCGATTCTGTTCCAAATAAACTTATGGCAGCTTGTGCACCTGCAAAAGATGCTGTGATACCTTCCCCCACTTTGGCGAAGGCTCCAACTCTTTTCTCAAGGTCTTGTCCTTTAACTGATTCACCGAAATCTTCTAATACACTTTTTGCATTCTTAACATCTGTGGATAATTTCTTGAATCCTTCTGAACCAATGTTTAAACCTTTTAACTCTTCTTCAGCAGATTTAATTGCATTCTCAAGCTCCTTGATGTTTGTGATGTTTTGTTTAACACCACCAATGGTGAGGGTAAGTGCGATATTTTTAGCCATACTGATAAATAGTTATTTGGGTTTTTATTAGCATTGATTTTCAGACACCTGACCCAAGTTGTTAATACCAACGAATGTTGTCCCTGTGGTTGTCTGTCTGAAGAATGTTCCCGTCGTTAATGCACTTGTTCCAAGTGAGTTGTAGTATACTGATGAACCTTCCACAACAGGGTTTGTTGAACTATACAAGTTAAATATTGTCGCTGCGTTATTACATACCTCTGATTGATTTGTTGAAACAAAACCAGTGATTGAAAATGATGCAGCTGTTGATGGGTAAGCTTGATTTGGTGTTACAGTATAACTCGGGGCTGGTGGAACAACTTTGTTATAAGGTGCTACAAGTTTGATTAGGGATACCTCAGTTGCTTTCCAATTTACAAGGTCAGCTTCGTTAACCCTTTCAATATTAAAAAGTGCATCCTTTAAAAAGATTTTATTTGTGAGATTGAGCTGTGATATCTGTATTGGTTCAAAGATAAATTTACCAGTCACCCTTCTCGTCTCAGGAGAATATAGATTGGTGAAGTAATCCCCATACCATAATTGGAATATGTTATTAGCTGTGTATTGTTGGATTACATTATTTTCATCGTCATAGAAATCAGTTGTTTTATCAAAGTTCAAATCTGATATCAACTCAACATCTTGTTTGTCTAATGAACTAAGATGGTTAACACATGGATAGGTATTCCAAGCGATTGGTGTTCCTCCACTTGTGATATACCAAGTCTTTGGTGTTGTCTTTGTTTCATCAGCATAGAAGTATCTATTTCCACACCAAAAGAATATATGGTTTTTGTTTGAATAAGGTATTTCCTTAGCTGTTGCAACATCATATTTGTAAACCATTGGAATAACAAGGTTAGTTGACCCCGTCATCACATCAGATGGATATGGTCTGAATGGGAATTCAAAGTCAACTGTCCCTGTTAGGATGTCTGAAGTGGCAACAAATCTCTTCGTCCCAAAAGGTAATTCGTATTCATCTTCATAAATCTTACCCAAATGTTCATCTTCTGCTGGCAGATATTTGAAATTATATTCTTTTTGTAATTGAAAATTAACTGGCTCAATTTTAAATGGCTCGTTTTTATCAAGGATTTGGGACCAGTCTTTTGTCTCAGCAAAGTTTTGTGAGTAATACCAGTTGAGTGGCTCCATTCTAAGTTTCTTTGTCCCCTCAGTTTGAACAACAACGAGGTTAAACATCTTCACAATTGATTTAACAAAATCAAGACAACTAATCTCGGGGAATTGTAGTTTCATTTCAACTGTGTTATTTGCAACAAAGTTTGGTGAGTTATATAAATCCCATCTTGCTCCATAACCAATCCAATCTGTAGGTCCAACCCATAGACCAGCATTTCTAAATGATGAACCTGATGTATTAAATCTAATGAATATACCAATCCATTCACCCACATTTAGGTTTAGGTTGTTGATGAATATTCTTTGGTTATTTGAATTTGAATAGTTGAATGCTCTTAGACCATCAGTTGTTCCTCCAACTGCTGTACGCTTTGTTGGGTCAGACAAGTCTTGTGGTCTTGAAGCTTTGAATATTGAAATACCATAATATGTTGAAACATAGTTATTAGAATATCTCTGATTGACCTTACCCTTAAACTCAAAAGAGTATTGTCCTGAATAAGGGATTTGGTAGGCTGAATAAGTTTCACTAAAGTTAAATGAGGGGTCATAACCATCAGTTGATGTTATTCTACCCATCTTGATTTGTTGTGTTACCCCATCTGAATATTTAAACTCTTGGTATAGGTCAGCACCATTTCCGTATACTCTAAAGATGTTTTGGTTTGTTCTTGCAGATGCTGTCTCAACACCAAGTCTACCATTCATTGCTAAGTCAATGTAGATAGCTCTAAAATACTCTGAGTCAAAAAAGTTTGATTCAACCTCATATCCACTGCTCTCAAAAATCTTCTCTATGATTGTTTTAAGACGCATGGCTGGTTTAAAATAAGTTGGGGGAATACTACTTCCACTGAAATCAATACCCTTGTTATCGGGTTGATTTATTGCAAATTTAAAGGTAGGAGTCTGTGCTGATGCTGGTTGATAATCATAACCATAGTGAACCATTGGATAGATAATCTGTCCACCATATAATCCATTCACATCCCCACCATCTGCAGCCCAAGATTGAGTTACAGTGTTATAGTTTTGAATATGATTGAACTCAAGCCATGATAACTCCTTTAGGTTTTTGTCTTGAACTATTGAACTAAAATCAGTTATCTCAGATAGGATATAAACCTCATATTCAATTTGGTCTCTTTGTCTCACAACAGAGTTAAGTCTTAGGAAACCCTTGAAGATATCTGTTCCTCTGTATTGAACCACACATTGTCTTCTAGTCAACGGGTCATAACCGATTGCATTCACCTCATAGAAGTGCTCAAAGAAATCATTATTATTCTTTGTTCCTGGTATGGGGAATGTCTTGGAATAAGGTGAGCGTCTAGCTTCAATATCTGTTATGTCCGTTTCTTGGATAATAACATTGATGGATAGTTGTTCAAATAAATCTAACTCAATCCATT